GTACTTCACCGTACAGGAGGGGTGCTACAAAGTCAAGTCACAATTCGGGGTTGCCGAGAACGACTACTTTCTGCACCATGCCCACTGGTATGTGGGTAACCATACCGACGGTGTCCATCTCTGGTTCTTCTTCGGGGCACCACGAGCAAGTTACCGACAGGTAACCTTCGAGGATGTCGGGCCACAACCAGCCAACCGACACCACATGCTGCGGCTTCGGCTTGTAGTCACGGGTCTGTATCCAACCGTTCGTTGAGTCGAACGCGTCAATCCAATGGATTGCCACAAGGGACCAAGGGCAGGGGGTCATGCGTCGTACCTCTGGTCATACAGTAAAGCGCAGACATCTGCTGGTTTCAACAGGTAGCCCCACGCTGGGTTGTCTGAGCGGCGGGCGAAATCGCGGGACTCCAACGTGTCCTTGTTCGCCTCAATGAAACGCTTCAGGCGGTCAACCGCGACGATGATGAAGCCGCCATCCATCGAGAAGATGTACACCCACCACTGTGCCTCGGTTACCTGCAGCCCTGATGGTATCCATTTGCCGCAGCGTCGCGGGTTCTGGCGCATCTCTATCGCCATGTTCCCATTGCGGTAGCGGTCAGCCTTCACTTCGAACGAGCCTTCGACGAGGGATTCGAGCATCTTGCGGATGCGTTTCTCACCCATCTGCCCGTACTTCAAATCCTCCGCAAAGTTGAATGTGTTGGACTTGATGTCCCAGGCGCTGTTCTTCACTTGATGTACGGCTCACCAGTTTTGAACATGCGTGCGAGTTCTGCTGTCGTACGACTTGATGCTTCGCGCACCATCTGTAGACAACCGACGTATCCTGCGAGGTCGATGATGTTGTCGGGGATGTCTAGCCCGTTGTCGAGTTCGTTCATCAGCCGCGAAAGTTTCACGCACACCATGAACAAGATGCCGTCCTCGGCGGTCATCATGTCCTCGCCCTTCAGCGCGTTGTAAATCGAAACCGTGCGCGAATAGTCTTCGAGCGGATGCGAGTAGGCGTTCTGCCTGTCTCGTGTAATCAGTTCATGGGCGCGAAGAAGAATCTCCGCGCCAGCGGTCGGGTCGTGCATGTTTCCCCTTTGAGAGTCGGTCTACTTTTTCTATCAACTCCCACAAGTCATCCTGGTCGGTCACCCCTGGGTAGACCTTCCTAAGAAACCTTGCGAGTGCTTTCAACTCCATCTTGCTGAATTGTTCGCTCATTGTCAAGCATCCCCTCTAGGGCATGTGACTCTAGGTGGTTGCTGAGCCTGTCGTCAACTCGGTCAACCTTGCCTTCGATGCGGCGCTGGGAGGAGTACAGCATCGTCAACATCCCCCGCACATAGGCGTGGTCCTTGGAGTTTTCTTTCTTGAACTGTTGGAGGACTGCGACGATGATTCCGCCGACTGCCGTGACAACCGCGGCAACGACGAGCGCCCAGCCCGCATCCATGTCAGAAGGCCCTGTTGCACGTCGGGCAAGCCGACGGCTTCGGTTCGTCTGGGGTGAGCGACTTCTTCGCTTTCCACTCCTTGACCCGTTCTGGCACATTGTCGCCAGTCACATAACGCAGATGCCATGGCTCGCTCTGAACTTCCCACGAGAAGCCGAATGACTGTGCGTGTTTGAGCAGCCACTCCAAGCGTTTGCCTGAAGCGTGGGCGATGTCAATGGCAATGCCGAGGTTGTGCTGAGAGGTACCAGGCACCGCCATCGGCGCCAGTTTCGGGGACTTCAGATACCAGGCTTTGCCTTTGTAGATGCGCGGCGTGGTTTTGGCTTGCTTCTTGTTCGGCTTGTCTGTGTACCTTTGGAAGAACCCGTACTCTTGGGTTTCGAGGGAGCGGTACGTGTCCGCTTGGCTGGTCGGGGCGAGGTCGATTCCTTCGGTGTTGGCTGCTGCGTCCATTGCTTCGTATGCGTCAGCCGCAAGACGATGTAGTTTGCCTTTGCCTTCAATCGGTCGCATAAGGTTTTCAGGTACACGTCCAGGTGTTACTCCTTTGAGGTCGGATGGGAGGGTGACTGGGACGACGGGGTAACGGTTCGCCATTACTTTTTGCCGAACGCCTCTTGGATTTCTTCTTTGGTCAACTCGCCGTCCGTTGACGCGGCGGCCAGTTTTTGGATTACTTGTACGCATGCCATAAATCCTGCCAGAAGCGCCGACTTGGCTACCGACACACCGATGACGGCGCCACCTGTGATGGCGGGGAGGGCGTTGGCGAGGAACAGGGAGAACAGGCGCTGTCCGAGGTCGAGGAACTTGGCGACGGTGGCGTTGGCCTTGAACATGATGTCAGTCATCCTTACCCCCTGTGAACGTTAGGACTGAGTGTAACACGAGTGCTACGCCACTAATCCATAGTGCCTGTCTTAGGGTTGGGCCTGAGAGGGTGATGAGTACGAGGCCGATGCCTGCGACGGTCCACGAGTTTTCTTTGATGTAGTCGAGCAGGTGTTTCATTTGCGTCGAATACTAGTGGCTGCGGCTGCGACGACTGTTACGACGATAATAGTGTTGACGACTTGGCGTTGTTCGTCGGTGATTTTGGAGCCTTCCCGTATGCCGCCTCCGTTGCAGAGTTCTAGGGCGCCGATTTCCAGGAGTTCTTCGGTGGTGCGGGTGTCTTCCCATCGTTCACCCGTGGTCCAGCAGTGGACTGGGGTGAACGGGAATAGTAATGCTAATAGGGTCAGCACGCTACGATGCTAGATGTGCGTGACTGGTTCCTAGTGTCGTTGGTCGCTTTAGGGTTCGTGTTATTCGTCCCGATTGCGTTGCTGTTGTGGGTGCTCTCGTCGTGGGGTGACGACGAGACGCCGCTCGACTAGTTACTCGGCTGGTTCTTCGACCGCAACTGGGGATTCGAAGACGTCTAGTTCGGCGTCGTAGCGGTCACCGATGCCTGCGTACTTGCCACGAAAGTTGCCGTTGTACGAAGTCTGCTTCCATACGCCGCCTAGTTTCAGTGTGTTGGCGATGAACGCACGACCAGCCGCTTCCGTATCAGGGAAGTCAAGTGTCGGTTCACCGCAAGCATCGTTGCTGATGACGATGACACGCTGAACGATGTTGTCTGCGTCTAGTTCTGCGAAATGTGCCATTATGACCAGCCAATAGTGCCAGAACTAGTGAAAGTGAAGACATGATAACCAGAAATAATCGTGTGGGTTGCGCCTGTCAGCGTCGTTGGGAATAGAGCCGTATTTACTTGACGAATAATGACTATGCCATTACCGCCAGCACCAGATGTAGTTCCACCCGTGTCATTCTGATTTCTCGCACCGCCGCCACCACCACCTGTATTTGCGGTTCCATTTGTGGCGTTTCCGTCACCACCTGACACACCAGCACCGCCACCACCAGCCCCACCGCTTCCACCAGCGCCACCGCTATTCGCTGCGCCACCGCCACCACCAGCACGGGTCACAGCAGAACCCGTGATGCTTGACGATTGACCAGCACCGCCATTGCCGCCATTGGTGTTGGTAGTAGTTGCGCCAACGGCTGACGCACCACCACCACCTGCACCACTAACAGAGCCAGAACCAGCACCGCCAGACGAACCCTGACCCGAAGTTCCAGCACCAGCAGTAGTATTTCCGAAACAGCCACCACCACCGCTTCCACCGTTTGCGGCGTTCCAATACTCGTACTGTGCGCCACGACCACCACCAGTAGCAGTAATCGTTGTCAAACCTGTTCCAGAGATTGAACTGTCCGAACCGCTAGAACCGCTGCCACCGCCAACGCCGACAGCCGCCGCACCGCCACCACCAACCGTGACCGTGTAGGTGACTGACCTTGTGACTGACATTTGTGCTTCTGCGGATACTCCGCCACCAGATGTTTCACCTGTGACCGAACAGCGATAACCGCCACCACCGCCACCACCGCCGATGCGTGAGCCACCAGCACCACCGCCACCAACGACTAGATACTCAACAGTTGTCGGCGCAGTTGCGCCTGCGGCGGCTCTCTTGGTCCAGTTGATGACTGATGTGCCTGAGCGTGTGCGCTCACCGAAACGCATGACTACCCCTTACGCAATCTCGTTGACGTATCCGCCAATCATCACAACGTTCGCAGACGCACAAAACGCACGCACCACCAACGCCGACGCATTACCCTGAATCACAAACCCAGGCACCAAAAGAATCAAACCAGACTCAGCAGTAATCGTCTGCTCAATCAAGTCATCAGGTGCTGAAGTGTTACCGAACTCGATAGTCAACTTGCGGTCAGTCGTATCACTGTTGACCGCATACAACCACAACTCGTGAAAATGCGCAGTGTTCGTCGGACCAGTATGAATCGTCGTACCAGGCGTAGCCGTCGCAGCAACCTTAATAAGCCGCCCGTCGCTTGAACCCGACAGGTGATTCTTGGTGAATGATGCCATGATGCTCCTATGTTAGCCGAAGATTTGTGCCGATAAAACGAACTGGTCATCGTGGGCGATACCACCAACCAACTTTGCTGCCGTTACCGCACCATCGGCAATCATCGCCGTAGCAACAGTCCCCCACGACGGGTCAGTACCGTTCGACGTAAGAACAGTATTAGCCGAACCTACAGCCAAACGCGCAAAATCAGGGCCAGAACCCATCGTCAACAAATCGCCACGAGTTGTCAACGTCGAAGCAAGTTTGTTTGCCTCATCAGCATCATCCGCCGAGAACACGGGATAGATGGTCGCACCCGAAGCATGGGACTGGGCGGTCGTGTCATCCTGCGCACGGGTAAGAGTCAGCACCGAGCCAGAAATGGTGGCGAGGCACTTCTCCTCACTCGCAGTCCCAGGCGAGATGACCACAAAGAACGGCACCGCTGCCGTCGACGGCCAACCAGTCGTCGCCGCCAACGTAGCCGACGTATCACCAGACGCCAAAGCGTTCGTGATGGTGGTCTGAGCGGCTGCGCCCTTGTACTGTCTACGAGTTACTGCTGGCATACAGGCATCATCTTACACTACGCATCACAACGATACACGTGCCCTCAAAATCGTTCGCCCGATGAGCGTTCACCAATTGCCCAATCTGCATCTGCACGTTCTCCACCACCACCGCGAACGTCTCCTCATTCTCCTGATAGGTGACGACCCTGGGGTTCTCCACCAAATCCCGCAAATAGCCCAACTCCCTGTCCACATCCTGCCAATACTCACGTCCGTTGATTGAGAGTTTGTGGTGCATGATGAGGGGAACGGAGAAGATTTGGGAGCGCAACGGGGCGGCGTAGGCGCGGGCCATCCAGCGGGTGAGCGTTGGCCCAGTCGTCCCGCCAGACGAGCGAGCCAACGTCACCTTAATTTCTGCTTCGAACACTTTGTCTTCTAAGCCGTCGAATGTCCTCTCTTTGACGTTGGCAGTGGACAGGGTTGCGAAATCGAAGAAGTCTCCACCATCCGACGCAACCGACAACTGGACAGAACCAGCCAACGGCAGACAACGGATGTCCAACTTGGGGATGAACTTCGCATCTGGGACACCCCAACGGTAGATACCTGAACGCAGGTAGCCCGACGACACGAGATTCGTAGCGTGCGGTTGGAACACTCCGACGCCAGACACTGTGAACAGCACATCGTTCTGGAACTCATGTATCGCCTGCACCGTGCCCTGGGCGGTAGCCATCAGGTCGGTTGCGTACGCTGGCTGGTTCGGGGAGATGAACACCGAAACATCCATGCGTCCGATACCTGAGGTGGAGTCGAAGTTGGACCAAGCGAAGTAGACGTACTTGCCGATGCCAGCCATCGCACCGACAGAAGCCCCCGTCTCAACGAGTGGGCCGACGGTGAGGTTGCCGTCGGTGTCTGCCGAGCAGAAACGGAATCCTGTGGTCGTGCCCAGGATGATGTAGCCGAGGTAGCCGTAGATGGATTGGACGATTTCTCCGAGGGGCAGTTCGGCGGCAGCAGTCGGAATGTCAAGTGCTGTTCCATCAGCCTTGATTTGCGTCTTGTAGATGATGCTCGTGTTACCTGCGTACCCTGCGGCATAGATGTGGGTCTGGCCAGCGGCGAAACCCACCCACGTCCAGTTCGTGTTCGGGTGCGTGTAGAGAGCGGTCGGGTTGTTGGCCGAGGACCCTGCCGCGGTGGTGATGTTCCAAATCTTGCGCTTATCCACTCCCTGCCCAGCGACCATGAGACGGCCTCGAACATAGGCAAGAACGCCAGCCTCGATACCCGTGATGTACGCCGACGAAGTAGAGATGCCAGCGTTCGTCTGGTCGATGTTGCCGTTCGCATACGAATAGAACACGTTGTAGCCGTCGGACGTAATCGAATAAATGTTGGACGCGGCAGTACCAGTGACCGTTGTGACCGTCACGAAATCCGTCGTGTACTTGACGTTCTGCCCATCAGTCCCATACAACCGCCCATCGGCGGTAACCGCATACAGATTCGTGCCAGTAGTCGGATACACGTTGGTGGTATCACGCAAAAGCGATAAACGGCCACGAGTCCACGGGTCAACGCCCTTGCTCGTGTAGAACCTGTACGCCTCGGCGTCAGCCGTATCCGAATACTGCTGCCCCGCACCGTAATGCCACGACGATTGCGAACGGCGCCACAACCCCTGCGGATTCAGCGCCGACTCGCCAGGTTCCGTTGACTGGTCAACCGAGTCACGCACACGCGCATCAAACTGGCGCGTGAACTGATTCGCCTTCATGTCCAACATGTACGGGCGACCGTTGATGGCGACAGGGAAAATGTCGGGAACCAACTGGGTTGCCCCAGTGCCCGTGTAGAAACCTGTTGCTGGGCGGAAGGCGTCTTTGAAACGCGTCAGCGTAGCCATCGGCTACTTCCTGAACTTGATTGGGTACTGCGCCTTCAATCGTGCGGCTTCGGCGATGATGCGCTCACGACGCAAACGAGCCAGACTGGTCGACGAATCACGGATTGCTCCTGGCGGCACTTCATCTGGGCGGCGCGTATCGCCTTGTGATTCGGTGAAGTTGCGTTTGATTTCGCGGGCGTTCATCATCCGCAACATCACACCAGTTTCAACGATGTCATCACAAGTGGCAGGCAAAAAACAATCAGTCGTCAAATCCGACGCCTCAGTCGAAGCGCGAACGAACGGGGCCTTGTAACGCACCCGCACCGAGCCAGCCATCACAGGCTCATCGAACACCAGTGTGTTCCCTGAAGCGAAATCGGTGGTCGGCAAACCAGTCTGTAGACGCACATAGTTCAACACTGGGTGGTCGTCGGAAAGGTAGCGGAGACGGACATCCAACAGTTCGATGATGTTGCCAGAGTTCGTGATGTTGATTTGGCGGTCCGAACCGTTGTACGTCAAGTCGACTGTGACGACACGGAACAACCCGTTCATCGTGGAGGAGAGGTCGTCCAGTTCTGCGTTGACGGCATCGAACATTTGCGCCCGCGGGAACCGCGGACTGACCGTAGCAAGTACGTTGGCTGAGTGAGCCGCAGCGGTCGTTCCGCCGAATCCTCGCTCCACTGTGAGCGTCTTCGTCGCAGTGTTGGCTTCCCAAACGTAAAAGAGTTCAGACTCGATTTCGAATACAGAACCAGTACGAAAGCCGCCAAGGTCATAAGACAGAACAACACTTGTCGTGCTGCTATCGAGGCTTGTCGCCAACTTGTTGCGTTCTTCAACGACCCCTGCCAACATCTGACGCGAAGCCCTGTTCAGGAGCGTCGCTACTGTCGTCATCTAGTAGGTGTAACTCCCGTATCCTGGAAACGAACCTGCCTGCGCACGAGCAGAAGTTCTGCGGGTGCGCTTGCCTTTCTTCGGTTTCGGTGCAGGACGATACTCCTTAGCGGGAGCGCCTTTCACTTTCGACTTCTTGTTCTTGGGCAACGGCATTACTTCTTCTTCTTTTTCTTGCCAGACTTCTTGGCGGCAGCCTTAGCCATCGCCATCCCCTTCGGGGTGTACGGAAACTCTTTCTTCCCAACTTTCGGCATGTCACTTTTTCCTTTTGTTGCGGGCGGAGATTGCTTTAGCCTTGCGACGCGCATCAGCCTTGCTGGACGCACCCCAAGCCTGAAGTGATAATAGCAGGCGAGTCGGCCTACCTTTGTCATCACGTTCAGGTCCAGGCATGTTACCCATACGCGCAAGAAATGATGCGCGGCGAGGATTGTCACCAGATTTCACAGGCGGCTTCAGCGTGCCACCCTTGTATGAGGCGCGACCTTTGGCGTTGAGTCCGCCTTTCGGGTTCTTGCCTTCTTTGCGTTGCCACGCTGGGGTCTTAGACATTGCGTGACGCCCAAGCATTGTCCACGAGATTTGGCCATTTGCGTCCAGCGTCAGCGGCACGCCGCTTCGCGGCAGCCTTCTGCTTCGGGCTGAGAGTCTTTGATTTCTTGTTCGGGTTCTTCTTGTCCCAGAACTGTTTCTTGTTTTTCATGGTCACCCCTTGTCGATGTAGCCTGCCCGCCACAATACCTCAAACACGCCCTCAGATTCAACATACCTGACCCCAGGCACAAAACTGTACGAACGGGAGTTCACCGAAGCCTCCGTCGCACGATTCACCATGAACTCCACCTTGCACTGAATCGGCACAAACTTGCCACCATCAAGCAGCCTGCCCTCAGGTACTGCGGCAGCCAGTTTCTCGCCTGCGTTCCTCCACGAGAACTCGGTGACCGCAGCCTCCCGTTTCCTGGCAGCCGTCAATTTGGCTTCCTCAATGTGATGAAAGTGATACGAAATCCTCTCAGCCAATTCGGCGGGGTCCGCCTCATCCCACATGCCAGGGCCACCTGACGGCACCTTGCGATGCGGCACAACATCAAGAGCATGGTGGGCGAACTGTGCCTGCCCAGACGTAGCCGTGATGATGGTCGGCTTCCCGCAAGCAATCGCTTGTAGTGGGATGAGTCCGAACCCTTCACCTCTTGACGGGCAGACCCACAGGTCGGCTTGGTTGAAGAATCTGAGTTGGTCGGCTTGGCTCATCCACTGGCGGTGGAACGTCACTTCGGGCATCGTGTTCAGCGGCGGATTGTCTTTGGCGTGCGGCGCAAGTTTGATGTGTAACTCGTGGTCAAACTTCAGGCGTCTGCACGCTTCGACGAGGATGTCCAATCCTTTTCTGCGCCACAGTGAACCAGCCCCATGAATCCTGAACTTCGGATTCGGTGGCGTCTCCACAGGTCGCCACACCGACCCGTCCACCCCCAGTGGCACATAGGAAACATTCGGGTGATGTTTGGAGAACATCTCAACGTTGTGTTGGCACGGAACGAGAATCTGGTCGTATTGCTGTACCCACGCCACGAAGCGATGTTGCAGCACATCTGTTTCCCACATCGTGAAACAAACCTTGTGTTGCCCCTCCAAGAATCCTTTGATGGAGAACGGGACACCCATGTGGACCGACACGGATGCACGAGGGTCAAGCGTCACTGTGTCTGGTACGGCGGACAGGTACCCTGACAGCATCGCACCGTAACCGAACCTGCCGTCGGTGAAACCGTGCCAATGCTGATAGTTAGTTGATGTCGACGACACTGCGATACTTGTGACCTTCAAGGTTCCAGTTGATGAACGGACTCAAAGAATACACTTGGCAGCCCAGCGAACGTATCTTGTTCGCCACGTCACGGGTGTGTTTCTCCCACGCAACCCACGACCTATCGGTACCTCTAGCGTTTTCAGGTTTCATGTACGGCGGCTTCATGTACTCGTCAAAGTTTGTTTTGTCGTCGAGGACGCCGTTATCTGCACCGACGAGGATGATGGTGGATGCGCCTGCCCATTGTGCGAAATGCATCGAGGTGTGAACACCCGCGGAGCCGACGAGCAGTGTGTCGTTGGCGGGCCAATGTTTCTCAACGTTGAACGCGGCACGCCACTGACGTGATGCACGGAAACGAAACACGTTCGATTCGTCTGGCAACGGGTCGGAGTGGAGTCTGTCGCAGTCCCTGTCGGGGCAGATGATTGGGGCGGTGACGTGATGCAGTCTGGAGTATTCGTGGGCGAGATGGTTGTGGGAGCAGATGTAATAGTTCTTTAGTCTGTAGCGGATGCCTGTGCGGTTGGTGGCGACACAAATCTTGTCGTCAAAGAATGAGCGGTCAAACAGGTCAAGGCTGGCTCCTGAGCCGAACACGTAGACGGTTTGCCCTTTGAACCTGCCCTTGAAGCCGTCAATCATCAGTCGGCAATTTTTTCCAGTTTGGCTGACCCGTCAATCTTGGTTGGTTGGCCACCAGTTTTGCGTATCCGTTTGTATGCGTCCATGTCTTTGCCCCACTGTTTCTCTTTGTCGTTCAACGCGGAAACATTGTGGCGTGTCGGCATCGCCGCCCCCGACATCCGCACATGCGAAATACGGCAAGCGAAACAGCCCTCGACGTCAAGATTCGGATGTGTTTCCCTGTGCTTCATGGTCCCCTATGAAATGTATGCGCCGTAACCTGCCGCGGTAAGACTAGCAACTTCGTCGGCGGTGACTTCGTTGTCGGTGCCACCCCAATACACTTTGCGGATAGTTGCAATCTCGTTCGGTTCGTTCTCCGTGTAGGTGCCGTCAACGAGCAGGAACACGTTTCTGCCGCGAGGTTCGGCATCGAAATGGCGGAACAGGTTGTAGGCAACCCGAACCTCTTGGGAATCGAACTCTTTAGGCGGGATGCCCAAAACTACGAAGTCGTCGGTTGGTGGTCTGAAGATGCTCATGTTACGTACTCACCATACCCTGCTGCTATCAGTTCGTTTTTCTCTGCTTGGGTGACGAAGTTCTTGGAGCCACCATAGTAAATCTTGGCGATGCGGTCATACTCCCGCTGCTCAACAGTTGTGAACGTTCCGTCCACCAGTTTGTAGACGTTGCTGCCAGCGAATGTTGGTTCGGCGTAGCGGAACAGGCGGCCTGAGATTGAGTCATCGAAACGGTCTGCTGCACGGATTTCGGTTGTTGCGGGCGGGCGGAACAGCAACAGTTTGACGACGGCGTTGTTGCTGGTTCCTGTGCCTGAGCCGATAGCGGTGGCTGTGGCGAGGCGGGCACCGACAGCAGTTTGAGTGCCTGTGCCTGATGCTGTGGCTGTGCGTAGAAGGCCGCGGATGAAGGTTGCGGTCTGGTCGGCAGTGCCGCTGCCTGTAGCCGCACGGATGACAGTAAGCAGGCCGATGGCAACACTCGCGGTGGTTGCTTGACCACTGCCAGTGGCGGTGCGTGGAAGGATTTCAAGGGCTTGCGCTGACTCGGTTCCCGTGCCTGAACCTGTGGCGGTGCGGACACGGACGTAGATAACGGACGTTGACTGTGTGCCTGTTCCTGTGCCTGTTGCGGTGCGGATTTTGGTGATGAGCCGTGTTGCGGTTTGGGTGCCTGTGCCTGTGCCTGTTGCGGTGCGGGCGCGGATTACTAGCGGGTCGGCTGTCTGTGTTCCCGTGCCTGTGCCTGTGGCGGTGCGTTGGGCGACGCGTACGCCGTCAGCGGTTTGTGTGCCTGTACCTGAACCTGTTGCGGTTCGTAGGACGATGCGTAGGCCTGCTGCTGTTTCTGTTCCTGCGCCTGTGGCTGTTGCGGTGCGTAGGACGATGCGGACGCCTGTGGCTGTTTGTGTTCCTGTGCCGCTGCCTGTGGCTGTGCGGTCGATGATGGTGACGCCTGTGTAGAAGGCGGGGGTGTTGCGGTATGCGAACTGGAAGTCGGTTAGCCCGTTGGGGCTGGGGTTGGCTGGGATTGCGGCGTATTCGGTGCCCGTGCCGCTACCTGTCGCTGTGCGGGTGACGGTGACCGAGTTGTAGCGGACGCCTGCCTGGTTGTAGGTGTAGGCGGAATTGTTGTAGGTAGTCATTGACTACCCTTGCGGGTTCCATTCTTCTGCGGTGTTACCTTCCGCTACCCAAGCAAGGTACGCCTGATAGTCGGTGTTGTTTTCATCTGGTGGAATAATTTTCCCAGATGATGGTTCGAAAATAGTAATGAACTCGCCCATCACGTTACTGGTGTGGCGTTGAATTACGAAACTCATAGTTCTGCATCCAGCGTGTAGTGAAACCCAAATCCAGCACCAGTCGCATATGCCAAATATCCGTCGGCAAATGATTCATAAAAGGTCATGGCGATAGCGTTTTGTACTGCTGTTCCAGTACAACTACTAAACGAACGCCACCAGTTTTCAGTAGCGGTATGACTTGCTCCAGGGTCGTATGCTCGCATCGTAGGTGCCGCCCGTTTCTGAACTTGATATGCCAAGCGTAAGTATGTATTTCCGCCACATCCAAGCGAACCACAGTTGTTATGCAAAGCAAGACCACCAGTATTGTGTGCTGGGGCAGTTCCATAATCAAATGATTTTTCAAAGTAGCGCATACACCTACGCAACGTAACATCAAAATGTTCAAACTCGAATGGTGTCGCTACCGCACCTGGTTCTAGTTGTACGCCTGTGATTTGCCAATAGTTGTTGGTGGCGGCGGCAAGGTTCGTCACACCTGTCGCACGAGTGTTCGTTGCTGTACCCCAAGTCGTTTGCAACGGTGAGCCGCCTGTAAAAGTTGAGCCAGCACCAAGCCACCAAAAAACACCAAGACTTGCGGCGTTGTCGTTGTCAAAAGCACCTGTCGTATCCGCAGGGAAAGTAATCGTTTTCTTCTCCCAAGTCGCAGACGCAGACACGCTGTAAGAAGCAGAAACACGACGGCTATTGTCATTGTCAACAATTTCGGCAATGTATGTTCCTGTCACATTTGATTTTACCCAAAACGACAGCGTGAATTGCTTTGCCGACGAAGTGCCTTTTAGAAACTGCTGAACATTTTGACCTTCGGCGTAGTATTGCAAAATCAAATAATCACCAGCCGCAGGCGAAGCGTCAGCGGTCGTGCAAAGCAATTTCAAAGATTTACGAAAACCTGAGCCCGTCGGTGCGTCATTCTCAACGGTCTGTGTCCAAGTACCCATTGTTGCAACATCAAAGGCGTATCTATCAGCCGTGCGATAACCGCCGCTGGTGATTCCCGTGACTGATGTTCCTCTTTGTGCGACCTGCATCGCACCGTTGATAACAACATTCCTGTTTGACTGAGAAACAGCCAACAGATTCTCCACCTTGTAATCAAGGCTCGTCGTAACCGCAGACGAATTGACACCAACCTTCGCCTGCAACGCCTCAATCGCATCATTCGCATCCGCATGCTGACCAGCATGAGACGGAGACGTCAACGAATCACCAGAAGAAGGATTCGTCAACGAATCCAAAGACGTCGGAAAATTGGTCGCCACTACGGGCTACCCCTTAGTCCAACGAAAGCGTCAAAGACGTGATTTGAAAAGTGTCCCCAGCAGTCACCGCAGCCGACGCAGACAAAGCCCCAGTCCACAAACAGTTACCAGCGGTCGAGTTATCCCACGCAGACCAATGGCTGTACGTCTCAGTCGTTGACACACTCGTCCACTCCAACGTCGCAGAAGTAGCAATAGAACCAGACGACGCAGCCGACCACGCAGTCAACTTACGAGTCGTTTCGGTCGCAGCATTGGAGGTGCCGTCCTCACCAGGGTCACCAGTGTGCAACTTGATGTACACGTTGGACGGTGCAGTCCAAGCAACGCGACCAGTCAAGTGGTCGAGAATCTTCAGTTCAGCGTAATTCGAAATCGACATCGGTTACCTCGCCTGAGATGATAGCAGAACAGCCTCAGCCAAAAACCACAGATTGTTACGGCCCCGCACCGTCTGAGTCACCCCGCCACCAATGATGTCAAACCCCTCATCCATCAACAGGCGGCGCAACACAGGCGCCGAAAAATAGGAGACGTGCTGCACCATGAACCTGTCATGCGAAGGCTCCAACGAATCGAAATCCAACACATCGGGCACCTCCACATACAGCCAGCCACCAGGCTTCAAATCCTCGTGTATGGCAGCCAAAAAGCCGCGAGGGTCGGACACATGCTCCAACACCTGACAACACGTAGCCGCATCAAAAGGGCCGTCCGACAACACCCCCGCCTCATAGTTCGCGCACACCACATGCGCCCCAGACCTGCGGGCTGCAAGCGACGCGTAACTCACCGTCGGCTCCACACCCCAAAACTTCCACGTCGAAGGCAACTGCTGTCTTAGGGCATGAAGCAGCACACCGCCACCGCAACCGATGTCCAACAACTTCCCGCCGTAAGACAAATCCAACATCCCGCGCAACAAACCAATCTTCTGATGGTTCTCCGACTCGTCCGCAGGTAGAGAAGTGATGCGCTCAAAGTATTCGTCAGGCGTCTCGTTACGCCACTCTTGGTCACGGAAACGCTGATACAGCGTCGCCATTTCCGATTTCGTCAACTGCGCAGAGTTGAACACGTGCCCACAGTTGGAGCATTTCAACCATTCTCTGATGACATCATCACCTGCCTCAATGAGGGAAAGGTATGTGTCGGAACCCGTTTGCCTACGCACAACCTTGACGTCTGCCGCCAAACAGAGTGGGCAGTCGGTTGAGTAAAGCATTAGAAGTGGGGGAGCGGGGCAGGGGAGGAAACCCCGCCCCCCACCGATTCTAAAGAACTAGTTACCTAGTTCAGTTTGCGCCGATGCTCGACGCCGACTCGATGCGACGCAGTGAAGCCTCGCGGAATCGTGCGTAGCCACCCAGCCAGTACCAGCCGACAGGCTGGAAACGCTGGAGGACGTCGACCACTGGACCGCGAACGACACGCGGGAACGCGCCGTTGCCATCCACGATGCTGTGCGCCTTGGCGAGTGCCTGACGGCCTGCGATGTGCGTGCAGTACACGTCCACCGTTGCCGAAGAACCCGTCGAAGAACCAGAACCATCCGAGGCGTTCTCGAAAATCTTCGCACGCGGCGTCTCAATGAAACGCACGCCTTCGAAGGCTCCGATTTCGCCGTTGTAGATGTTCGCTGGGTCGCTGTACACGTGCGGGTCACGCCACGAAGCCACACCAGTCTCCGAACGGAGGTCGTATGACACGTCGGGGTGAATGTAACCCATGTACATGCCGTTGAACGAAACGGCGTTGGCCTTGCGGAGAGCGGCGACAACGCGTCGGATGTCGTTCGCCTCAATCTTGTCTTCTGGCTGAACCGTCGCACGCGACGTTGGGGTGCCAGTTCCGCCACCGCCGTAGACGACGTTCGTGCCAGCGGCAAGGACGTCACGGATGACGCCGTCGATGCTGATACCAGCGTTGTAGCCGACGATGTTGGCTGCTGCCGCGTCCACATCAAGGAACGAGGTGCCACGCAACTTGGCGGTGGTGTTGACGGCGTTGCCGTACTCTTCCAGCGTCACTTCGACCTGGGAGTCGCCCATCACCACTGGGGTGACGTCGGTGTCCTCGGTGAGGGTGCTGGTCTTTTCGGCGAGGTCGTTGAAGATTGTGAACTTCACCGATGAGCCTGGCATTGCTTGTGCGACTGGCATCACGTCTGCAACCGCGTCGAACAGAAGTTCGGAGCGGAGTGCGAAGTACGCAATCCTGTCAAATGCAACCTGGTCTGTAAGCAGGTTGCTTGTTTGTGTCTTGGTCATTACCTGTTATTGCTTTCCCCCGACAGGCACGGGGGCCTGCGGGCTAGATGTTTTCTGCTTCTTGCCTTGCTTGAGCCAGTATCTGCATGACCTCTTGTTCGTTGCGAGCCTGGTTGATTTTCGATGCCCAATCGACCACAGGTTCGCTTGTCTCACCTGCGCGCTGGGCCTTGCTAATACGGTTCCAGGCATCGGCTTCGGATTTCGCTTGCGCGTTCTCCGCAGCCTTCGCGATGAGATTCGCTTCCTCCGCTGCTTGACGGATGGCTTCTGGGGAGACTTCGCCGTCGTAGCCTTTCACGAAATACTTTGCAACAGGGTTGTCCATAGGGACTCCAGCCTTGATGAAAGCCATCTCGCGTTTGACTGATTCGGCTTCCGCTAACTGTTTCTTCAGTTCAGCGGCTTCCTTTTCCAGCAGACGCATCCGTGCACGCACGGGGTCTTTCGGTGCCTCGTCAACAGAATCGTCTTCGAAATCGTGGACGTTTGACATTGGCTCACTCCTTTACCCACACCAGGTTGGAGGTTCCTGGTGGCTGTTGTCTTATGTGACATCACTCAGAGTAGCACACCGACCACTCTTGTCAAGTACCCTACTGCGCTAGACCGACACCTGTTTCGACGACACCTGATGTTGCGCCTGTGGTGCGGGCAAAACCGCCGCCCCCCTGGAACTCTGCGACACGCGCACGTTGACGACGTTCCAACGCCTGCTGTGCTTGGACATCGAAGCCGAGCGCTGCCCCAACTTTCTGTTGCTCAGTCAGCATTTCTTCGGTGCCCATTTCCTGATAGAGGCCAGCCAACTGTCCTGCCCGCTGGAACGCCGCCTGTGCCTGTTCTGCGCTGTAGCCGCGGCGAACCAAGTCTTCTGCGGTGGCGGCACCGAACTGGAAACCTGCTTGTTCTCTGCCGCGGGCACCGATTCGGGCTGCCTCAACTTGGCGTTGGAGGACAGTGTTGGCTCGGACTGGGTCAATGAAGTAGGCGGCGAGGGCTGATTCGTCGTTGCCGACCTCTGGGTAGAACTGGCGGAGGGTGTTGAGGACTTGCGGGTCGGCGTCACGAACCCTGGCGAATCCGTCGTTGATACGGGACTGGAACTCTGAGGGGGAGACGTCACCTTCGATGAGTTTTTCGAAGTCGTCGGGTGAGTCGTAAAAGTTGGTTGGGAGGCGGTTGGCGACGAGAACTGAGCGGTATTGTTGTTCGAGGCCGATGTAGGTGGCGGGGTCTAGTTCTGGTAGGCCTCGGGCTGCGCGGGCGGTGTTGGCCCTGAATCGGGTGCGGAACTGTTCGGTGTCGCGAAGGTTGAACAGGATGGCGTCGGAGTCTTCGATGCCTTGTGCGAGAAGGGCACGGATTTGGGCTTCTAGGCCTTGGAGGCCTGCGCGTTGGAGGAAGGTGTTAATGACGCCGAAAGCGTTTTCGCGGCGTTGCAAGGCTTGTTGGCGGGCGAAGGTGAGTGATGCGTCTTCTTCGTCGGTGTCTTCGTCGGTGTCTTCGTCGGCTCCACCGCCACCGCCACCGCCGCCGCCACCGCCGCCTCCACCGCCGCCTCCACCGCCTGCGGGGACGGTGAGTGCTGGCTGGCCTTGCGCTTGCAGAATCTCCGAAAGTTGCTGACCTTCCTGCGTCTGCAAGAAACCCTGCGTGAAAGCAGCAGTATCCTGCTCAGTAACAGGGATGTCAGGGAACGTGAAACTCATGTCGCTCATGCGCGGTACCCGAACGCCTTCTCCAAACTCATAACCAGATTACTCGCCTGCTGCTTCGCCTCAGTCGTGAACTGCCAACCATACTTGTCGTCCGACTTCAAGGTAGTAATCCAATCAGTCAACGACATCGGCTCCTTACTCATCAACGCAGACGCGAACTTGGTCGGCACCCCGTTCTCGTCAACTAGCGCCACCTGGTCAGGCGCCTGCTCCAACACGCTGGCGGCGATGCGCTGATACGGCGAGAAGATGGTTTCCACGGACACGCCGCGGTCCAACAGGTCGGCAAACGGCTTGTACGTCACTTTTGCCAGGTCACGCAGATTGTTGCGCAGCATGTCTTCGGTCATCACGACACCGCTCGCAGGGTCGGTTTCCTGTGCGAGGATGCGGGAAATCTGCTGGTCGTCTGGGCGTTGTCCGTAGGCGCGGTAGATGGCGCGGATACGGTCCGCGTCTTCGCCGCGCAACGCAGTTTTCGCGGCGGTCGGTGCAGTGAATGTGGGTGCTGCGGCACCGCGTTTGAACGCCGCACGATACACGAGACGCCCAAGGTCGACACCGCTGGAACCGTTACGTGCCGCCGTAGTAGCGACCTCTTCCAATGCGGCCTGGTCGAACTGGATGTCGCCGTACTCCGTGCGAATCGAGTCAATCGCTTTTTGTACGGCGAGTTGTTTTTCGGCTGGCGTTTTGACGTCGAACGCCTGCTGAGTCCTGGTCGTGTTCAACCCGTAAGGGGTTTTCTTCAACTCTTGAAGGAATTGTGCCTTGCCCTGTTCGGTTTCAAACCAGTTGTTTTCAACGGCTTTGCGCAACAGTTCAGGAACACCCTCGTATTTGGGGTCGAGAAGGTATGCGTATTCGTCGGCTTGCTGGGCTACAAGTTCTTCCCAAGTTGATGTCGCCGCACCACTCTTTTTTGCTTGCAAGTCGGCGCGGACTTTCGCTCGGTTCTCGCGCGTGTCAGCCAAACCTGCGGCTTTGAGTCCTGCGGTAACTTCAGCACGAGTAACTTTCATCGTCGTTGCAGTAGTGGTGGTTGCGGCTGCATTTACGTCTGGGCCTTTTGCCGTGGGAACTCGGCTTGCGAACGCTTCGGTGCGCATTGCTTGTTCTGCTGCAACATCGGCTGGCGTTCCAGGCTTGGCGGTAGTTACGGCGGCGGGTTGTTCTGCTGCCGCTTCTTCGGTTTTCGGGAGTAGAGCATCCAACTCTGCCTGCCTCTTGGCGACAAGTTGCTCCGTCTTCGCAAGTTCCGCTTCACTGAGATTGCGCTTGGCAAACGCGTTGCGATTACGAATCAAGGTCGCGTTGGCATCAGCCAACAAGTTGCGTGCCCTATCGACCTTGTTCTTTTCGCGGGAAGTCTTAGTCTCCTCGTCTTTGATTCGTTTTTCGAGGCGAGGAATAAGCACATCACGCAGTTGCGTCAACGAGTACGTCAAACCCTGATAAACGTACGTTTTCGTGTTCGGGTCAGCCAACGCTTCCTGCGCCGCTTTGAGGTCATCACGTAACGCCATCATGCACCTCCGAACGCACGCTCAACCAAATCCGCCAACGTGCGGAAACCTTCAACCTTGACCTCATCACCGCGTCCACGAGTGACAGCCTCAGTCGTCAACGTGCCAAGCGTCGGAGCCTGCTCAGGTCCACCCATCGCAGCCTGACGCTCACGCGACTGCACGAACTGGACAGCGTCACGAACCTCTTTCGGCGTCATCGTGCGACCCAACAAACGGAACGACTCCTCACGCAACACGGTCTGAATGTCCTCTTTTGCGGTGACGCGAATCGTGCGGCCACCCTTTACCTGGCCACCTGCATACTCCGTTTTCAAATACGCCAACCCGATGTCCTCGGTGACACCCCAACGATTCAACTCCATCAAATACTTCTGAGTCGCCTCAAGGTCCTTACCGTCAAACGTCGTCACTGAAGGCTTCCCACCCTCATACAGGCCGTAATCCGCGAGCGTGTTCAAGAACGCGAGACGTTCCCCACGGCCTTTGCCTGCGAGGAAACGGTACGCTTCGGTGTCCAGGTTGTACGGGTCGTACGGTGCGCGTTTGATGACACCGTTCCCGTCAACAAGACCTGGACCCTTGTAATACGTTTTGTTTCCGCGTTGCGTGAAATACTGCTGCCCGTAATAGTCCTGTGTTCCAACCAACGCCAAAGACCCTTGGGTGACTGGGCGTTCAGTGAACTGGAAATCTGCACCGAGCGAATAGGTAGGTGTGCTGTTGGTGCGCGGGATGACCGTGGGCATCGGCTCCACGTCAACGATGGTGTCATCAACTGGCGTGTTGCTCATAGTTCGTCGACCTCTGATGCTAGTTCACGGTCCCACACTCGCTGGAAATCTGGGACCGCTTCCGACAGTGCGGTGCCGATGTTGAACAGCCACTGACGCAAATCGGCTGCCTGTTTAGCGGTCGCGAACCCGCCTTCCTTGCCGCCAGCAGCGACATAGTCAGCGATTGCCTGGTCACGGTAACCCAAGTATTCCTTGACTGCGCCAGCAATCTCGTTGTCCGCGAGTCGCGGGTCATCCACGGCGCGCTTCATTTCCTTGATGCTGCGGTCAAACTCGCCGACCGTAAACACGGGTTTCGCGGGAAAACCAGGCAGTTTCTTGTTGATGTTCTCGCGTTGACGACGCAACCAGTCCTTGACTTCTGTGGGCGGATACTTCCCTGCTTGGCGCTTCAGGTCCTGGTAGATGGCGTTGCCGACACGGAACTGCGCCAGGTCAATCATCTCAGCAGCGGTGAGACGCTTGCGTGTCCCTGTGCGAATCTGACGGTCCCACACGGAGAACGAGAAGTCGTCTCCGCCTGGGGCGAAGTAGGCGGCCACGAGCGGAAATGCATCAAGGATTTCCTCATTCGCGTTTTCCCAGTCGCCGAACTGTTCCGTTGCCGCCAAACCAGGCTGAACCGCCTGCGTTTTGGACGAGACGTAGAGGAGTGCGTCGTCGCCGTAGATGTCGAGGAATCGTTTGACTGCCGTGTCATAGTTTTCGGCTTGCAAGTCCTGGAACGCTTTCAGTAGGTAGGACGCGTAGATGTCGCCCTTGTCGGTTTCAACGATTGCCTCTGGTGTACCCGAGGTTGGTCCGAGGAACTGAGACAGTGCACGGAATCCTGTGAGGACGCGGGCACGCCACTTGGCGTCTTGCAGGAGGCGTTCTTTTTCTGCTGGGTCTTCCAAGTTGTATTCGCCAGAAGCGGAAAGGGCGCGGACGGTTTCGGTGTATGTGTTCGCGTAGATGGATTCGGTTTTGCCTGGGTTGTCGCGCAACGCCGAGTAGGCCTTCGTCACATACCCTGGCACAAGGGCGCCACCTTGCTTCCTGCCGTAAGGCAGCAGAATCCCAACGATGGTGTCGGTTGACGGGGTGTCGGGGATGAGTTCTGATGCGGCGATTTGGGCGACTGGTCCGATGGACGGGATGACCTGCAAACCCATCGACAACCCTTTGACTGGTGCCTGCAACGGTGCGTTGACACCAGTGATGATTTTGGCGAGGTCGCCAGAGAACGGGATGTTGAACGTGTTTTGCCCAGTGATGGGGTCTTTGTAGAAGAAGCCTTGTCCGTCTGCGTCTGGGTCGAAGTTTGTTGCGCCGTTGTAGACGAGTTGGGCGCGGCGGATGCGGGTCGGGTCCTCAACAAGGAACGAACCGTAACGCTTCAACACTTCGCGCCATGCTGGTCCGAACGGGACAATGATGCGCAGGATGTCTTCAAGGTTGTTTCGTTCGACGGCGTTGAACAAAGTTTCTTTGGTTGAGTTGAGAGCGCGGAGTCCCGCATAGTCCTCCAACTGCTTCACAGTGCCCGTGCCGTTCGCGGAGTCAAGTTTGGCGATGAGTGAGTCGTACTGGTCTTTGCCACCGAACAAAGCCTCTTTGGTGACGTTGAGCGCGGACGCCCGACCTTCGATGGATTGCTTGAACAGTTGCGCCTGTTCTTTCGTCAACAGGTCCGCGTTCTCGATGAACTGCTCATAGTAGAACTGGCGGTAGATAGGTGAGCGTTCAAACTTGCGGCTCAGTCTTCCGTACGCGTTGTCGAAGAAGAAGTTGACGCCACGGTTCCACAACTGGAGCGCCTCTTTCTGTTTCTGGGTGATACCCAAGGCGTCTGCTTCGCCGAGTTCTGGGGCGTACTTGACGCGGCGCGGAAGGTTATTGCCGCGGGTTTCGTAGACGCCACGAATGTAATCCTGCAACTCTTTCTGGCCGAGTGCCGTGTCCCACACGTCGTTGTCGGAGAGGCGGCGTACAGTCCACGAAGTGTCGCTGTTGACTGCGGTGACGACACCACGAATCTCTTTACCGTCCGCGACGCCGAGACGGACTTCGGAGCCGACACCGCGACGCAGCGTACCGCCAACGAAATCGGCGTCTGCGAAGTTGCGTGGGTCGATGGTTTCTGATGCGGCAAGTGGGAGACGTCGGTGAGCGACAGCGAACCGCAGTGTCTCGTCGCCGCCTGTGGTGAGGTCGATACGCGGGTTACCGAGACGGTTTATCCAACGGCTAATGACATCGTCGGTGACTTGCCCGCCAGCAACACGGACGGTGTGCATCCGCTGGGTGCCTGGGTCATAGACATCCAAGCCGCCTTCCAGATAGCGGGTGAGTGTGCGTAACGCTTTCTGCGCTTTCGGGTCCTGATTGTTGCGCAGCCAGGTGACGAGTTCTTCGGTTGGGATTCCTTTGGCTACGGCGTTGTTTATCTGGTCGAGCGACAAGCGGCGCAGTTCCTCGTACAAGCCTTTAAGGTATTGGGGTTTGTTGCTGACCTTGGAGACGGTGACCATCGAGTTGCTGCGCAGGGCGCGACGGTACGTCATCTCTGGGTCGTCGATGTTGCGGCGCAAACCGAACGACAACGCTTCTTCGAAGTCGTCGGTGTATTCGTCCCATTTGCCTGCGATGCGGTTGTAGTCCTCTTCGTCGAGTGCCCGCCCGATGAAACTTTCGGGCAGTGCTTTGCCGAGGACGATTTGCATGTAGCGGATGGGGTGATTGAAGAATCCTGCTTTGCCGACGGTCGCCATACGGATTTGGGCGTCGAACATGTTGCGGAAGATGTAGCCGCCAGTCATCAAAGCGAGCGGTTTCCACACTTCGTTCTGCAAATAGTCGGCTACTGTGACGGCTGCACGCGATTGGCCTGCGCCGCGGACGAGTTCGCGTGGCGCTTCTTCAAGTGGGACACCGCGCGCAATCGCGGCCTGCGATGGTGCGTCAGCGAACTTGGCCTGCTTGGAGAGTGCTCGGCGGATGAACGGGTTGGCGGTCACGCGGCGAACGGCGCGGAGGTCTGGGAGGACTTGGATTTTGTCTGCGAGTTCGGCAAGCGAACCTGGTCCAGCGAGACGCAAATCGGCGAGGGTTGCGGGGTTGAGGTCGCCGTCGAAAACGAGTTGACCCGAATCTTTGAGTGATTGCAGTAGCCCGAAGTCGTCGATTTCGCCTGCCTCGTTGATGAGGTAGAGGCGGAGTTCTTCGCGGGCTTGAGCAACGCGGCGGAACAAATCGGTTGCAACCTCATCAGCATCGGCTTTCACGAGCGCCCCAACACCTTTGGTGAGTTCGTCGCTGACGGTTTTCTTCACGATGTTTTCGAACAGTCCGTTGACGCGCCCAGAGCCTGCTGCGTTCGGGTCGGCGAACACCTCCATGACTTCCTTCATGAAGTCTTTGCCTTCGCCTTCGGTGAGGTTCAAACCGATTGACTTCAGGTAGTTGCCGTACGAGTTGACGGCGTTTACTGCGTCGCGACTGGAACCAGTCTTGATGACCATTTCGGGCATCTTGGTGAGAAGTCGACTGTTGCGCAGGTTGTTGTAGCCAGGGATGCGTTCACGGAACTTGACGAGTTCGCGGATGTCCGTTGGGAACAGGCCTGAAAGTTCTGCGTCCATGCGGTTGGTTTGCTCACCAATGATGGCCAATACTTCATCCGTCGTCTTTGCATCCGCAAGACGTTTCGCTTCAGCGACGTCAATCTTCCCTTTGAAGACGTTGGAGAAGATGTCGTAGGCGTCGTCTTTCTCGACGAGCGTGGAGATGAGCCGTTGTGCTTTGCCGTTGGTGGTGACCCAGTTGCGGAACTTCGATGAGTTCCATGCAACAGTTTCTGCTTGCGACAAACCCGCCGCAGCGAGTTCGCCAACACCCGCAACCTTTTGAAACGCCGCAATCTCCTCGGCGCTCTGAATAGCAGGAATCGCTGCCTTTGCGCCACGAGCAGCCTTCAACGCTTTCCCGCCGTACAACGTCGGGTCCGCAAACACCGCTACCGACGCGTCAATCAAACCAGACAAAAACGAATACGCCTTCGTCCCAGGCGCAAACACCACATCCGCAGCGCCACGACCCAGGGTCCACGCGGACCCGTTGATAGTGCCACGGAAACGGCGGGCACGCTCCGACTGTTTCTCGGCAGCAGTGCCACCAAGAAAGAAACCTTCACCAGCGGTAATCGGCTGACCAGTCGCAGGGTCAACCTCACCCTTCGAAGCGGCAAGCATCGTGCCAAGCGAAGTCGACTTGAAGAAACCGTCAAAACCTGCTGGGTTGTCGCGGTTCAACAGTTGCGAACCGACGTTCTGCGCCAACTCTGGCGCAAGATTCAATGTTGCAAACGTGTAACGCGCAGCAGATTTGATTGGGTCATAAACGTTGCGTTCAAACCAGTTCTTTTTCCGCGGAGGATTCGGGTCCAAACGTTGAGTCAACTGTTTCCCCGACTGCGCAGACGCAGCGTTCACCAACTGGTCAGACGCGCCCGCTTTCGCCAATGCGAGAATCTCGCCTGGTTTCATCCACGGGTTGGCGCGGTAAATCTCTCCGATGCGTGAAGCCAACTCAGGTGTCGCAGTAGCAGCGACCTGGTCGCGCATCCTGTTCTTTGATTCAATCCCGTCAAGGATTGCGTCTTCATCGCCTTTTTCTGGCAGCACCCCGTAGGCCATCAGTATCCTTCACGGAGAAACGAGTCCAGAAGGTCGGCCAAGTCGTCGTTCGGGAACCGCTGATAAATCGCCTTCAACTCTTCGACCACGTTGTCGCCAGCAGGTGACATCATCGGGATACCAGCAGCAGCAGGACCACCACCAGCACCAAACGGTGCACCCTCAGTAATCGGCTCCATCGGACGAGCCGTAGGCGCAACAAGCGAACCAGGAGCGTTCGGTGCTACGCGACGCGCAGCCTGTTGCGCACGCTGCTGCGTCGGAGCCGACCCAGTCGGAACCGCTTGAACGCGACGCTCCTGCGCAGCACCCTCACCGTACGTCTGACCTTTGAACTGTGGCTGAACCATTTATCCCCCAAGTTGTGCGAGTAGAGACTCCAACGACGGCTCACCAGCAGGCGCAGCCGCAGGCGCCTCAGCGCCCATCCCTGGCATCGCCAACCCTGGCATCGTCTCAGGCGAACCAGCAGGCATCGCCTCCGCCTGACGTTGACGTGCACGCTCATCAGTCTTAGCAACCGCTTCAAACAGTGGAACATCTTGCTCCACAACGAGGCGGGTGAGGTACGCCAAATCATCTGGCTGGTATGGGCCTTGCGGGTTAGCGGCCTGCTGCTGAATCGACGCAAGCAACGCATCCTCAACACCTTCGGCGATGATGCGGTCATGCTCGAAGTCGGGGTCCGAGATAAGCGGGTCTGCTTCACGGGCCGATTCTTTCGACATCAACCCGACACCAAGACGCTGACCTAATCCGATGATGAGGTTGTTGACGTCAGTGCCAGCAGCCGAATACGAAACGAAGTGATAGTCCGTCTGCCACACCTTGTTCGGTGTGTACGTCTCCTGCCCCTGTGTCATACGACCAGACATGAAGAACGTTTTCGGTTGCTCACCCCAATACGCTTTCTCAAGTGCGATTGCGATTTTATCCTCGTGGAGTAACGAGTTGGCAAAGATTTCTTGTGCTTCTTGCACACGGTAATCCACCGTCGCTGAAAGCACCGCTTCGCCGCGTCGACCAGTTCGGATGTTGGTTGCGGACTCGCCGCCAAACTCTGCGGGTATCGCGCCTTCAAGACGCTCTTGGCGTTCTAGACGGTCAAGGGCTGTGTCGGTTTTGTAACCAGGATTCAACTGCAACTGCTGGATGTCGCCACCTTTGACAACACCAAGGATTCCCGACTTGCCGTCAGCCATCTGCAAAATCTCAGGGTTCTCACCAGGACGCGCAACCAAATACTCCTCAGGGAAAATGCCGCGCTCAATCGCAATCTCCGTCAACGCCTGCAAACGTGCACGCGTGTAATACATGCCGAGCACACCATCGAACTGGCCTCGCGGCTTATCGAGCGTGATGCGCTGCGGAATAACCGCAAGCGGCATACCAGTACGATTCGGTATCGCCTCCAACAGGATTGCTTCCAAACCGACACGCTCAGACGCAGACAACTCAGGATTATCCTCAGCGCCCAACACGATGAGTTGTAGTGAATCTTCGCAGACGTATTCCAGGAGCGTGTAGCGGGCGTCGGAGTCAACGCGACCGAAACGAAGTTTGTCTGCGACCATCTCCCCATAGTTCTTCAACAGCCACGACGCCGTCACACGCGACGTAAAAATACAGTTCTCTGGCACCACCTCATCATCTTCCAACGGTCCAGGAAACGTGTCCAACGGGTTACGAATCTCCCACTTCGGGGTCAACGTCGCGAAATCAGGCTTCAAGAAAACTGGTGACGACGAGTAGGCGAGAAGGTGTCGGGCGCGGCGACGCAACTTCATCTGCATACGGTTCTCATCCCAGAAACCGAGCATCGCCTTCTTGCGCATACGCGCCAACTTCTTCGCGTTCTCCGAACCCTCTTTCACGGGTGGGAAGTACGGGTTCGGCATCGTCGACGAGACGCGCATCGACATCTGTTCCAGGCCTTGTACCAGCAGGTTGGCTACGTTGGTTTTGGCGTTGCGGTCCAACTCGTTCAGTGGAACGATGACGTCGCCGTTGGCAAGGTCGCGGACGCGGCGCATCTGCTCATGAATCGGACCAGCAGCGAGTCTTCGCTGGTGGTACAGTTCTACGATTTCGTCAAGCGACCGCAACGGTCAGCCCCTTACTTTTTCTTTTTTAGGTTTGTGCGCCGTTGGGCGTCTTTTTGAGATTTCTTTCGAATGTCCGCTAACACATCTTTTCTCATAGAAGATGCGCTGCGACTTGGTTCACCAAATGTGTTTCTTGGTTCCAAACCAGTCGGATAAGTAAAGGTAGTGTAAGGATTTGGCCCTGCAACCTTGCCTTCGCCATAGGCTCGCAACACCGCTGGGTTTGAAACATTTGGCCGTGTGTAAGGATTCCGCATGATGCGGCGTCCCTCCATTTCGCTCCGAGTGCCCGACGCAACATAATCTTTATCTTTGTATGGGTCCATACCTGGTGGATACACCAAAGCAGGTTTGCGATTTTTGCTACTTGCACGCTTCTTGGCCATAGTGCTTTTCAGGATAACACATCAAATCCACGAAGGGCGCCACAGGCGAGGCGGAACCTTCAACGGCCCCAACTCAGGCAGATGCAACATGGCAAACCAGCACGACATCACAAGGTCAGTCCCATTCTTCTTGTTCGGCGTCCACGACGACAACTCTTCGACGAACGCCAACGTCTTCCAGTTCTCCCTCATCGTCGGCAGACGAACCTGACCCGTACGGAACAGGTTAGGGAGTAGTGCCTCTACGCCCAGGTTTTCATCTAGTTTGTTGCGGGATGTTGTATGAGGGATGACGTTGACCCCGTGAAGGGCTTGCCACTTTCGGACGAAGTCGTGGGCGAGGAGGAAGCGTTGGGCGGCGTTGACCTCAACTATCCAGTGGCTGATGGGGTAGCCCATCTCGAACGAACGGTTCTGCCAAATCTCCATTATTCCGCCGTACTCGCGAGAACTGGTATCAAACCCAAGTAACTCCTCTGCCGTCAGTTTCACCCGCTCGCAGTCAATCAAATAACGCAGGTTTGTTTTGGGTTGGTAGAGCCACCATTGGATAGCCCAAAAGTTCGTCGGGCTTGGGTCCACGGACGCTATCGAAATAATTGGCGGCTCCAAATGAGACGGAATGTACCCAGGCCTACGGTCATTGTCAATACACCCTGGATACAACACACCATCATTGCCCATGCCGCCTGTTGCCCAGACGCGTTCAATCAGATAGTTCCCTTGCGCCATGTCCTCCTGCTGATAGATGACCTGGAACTTCGCAGGGGTCGAGTGTTTCAGGTACGAGAGGTCTTTCCACGAGAGCCTGTACGGGTCCAACAGCGGCCCGTTGGGCCAGGGTGGTGCGGTAGTTTTCTTGGATTCCCTGCCCGTGTCCAGTTCGTCGTAGTAGGCCTTGTAAATAAAGTGGGTGTACTTAGATTTTTTTTCTGGTTCTTGGACGTCGGAAATGTCGGTGACGTCGGCCCCGTCATACGCGTCAGGGTCTTCCTCGTAGGTCACTTTGGCGAGACAATGGGCGTAGAGGTCACCTGGCCCGAGACGCTGCCCGATGACAGCGAGCAGGCCGCCTGGGTCGACGCGTGCCTCAGCCACGGTATCCCACCGTTCCAGAAGTTTGTCACGTGCAACGGACTCTTTGGCGTTCTCTGGGGTTGCCACGTCGTCGAACAAACAGAGGTCGGCACGGTGACCGATGAACTCTGAGTCGATACCGTACGACGAAACGGTCGGTTCCTTGTTGTCTAGACCCGAGAGGTCTTCTTGTTCGACGATGAACTCCTCGGCACGCCACAACGCACCGCTAGATGACGGCTTGAAACGCCCATAGTCAATAGACAGACAGCCTTCAGCGTTGATAGCCAACCCTTTCTCCACAAGAATTGGGTCAGGATGCAAAGGAAAGGGGCGTTCCAACGTCTCACGGATACGACGGCTGTACATTTTTGCCAACGTCTGTGTAGCAGAACCAATCAGTACACGAATCTTGCGGTTACGCACAATCATCCAGCACGCGAAGTCGTGAAACAGCGTCGATTTGCCTGCACCAGGCGGGCAGTTGATGAGAATGAATTCTTTCTCTGGCGATTCGAGCATCTTGACAATCTTGTACGCAGCATCCACCTGCCACGGAGACGGCACACGGCCTAGGTATCGGCGTCTGAAGTAGTCGAAATCATCCCAACCCCTCTGCGCCTCAGGCGACAGACGGTCATACGGGATAACAGGCGGCAAATCGGCGACATCCATCGCAGCCTTCCACTGCTCAGCCTGCACACCACCCTGCTTCTTACGCACCTGACCGACCTCAACCTCAGCCAACTGAATCTCAGCAGCCGCTTTCCGCTTCTTCGCCTCCCAGCCAGAAGCAGTATTCGGATGGATACCAGCAATCTTGGAGGCATCCTGAATCGACATCCCAGCAGCACGCGACTGCCAATAGCGTGCTACATCTTGCGGCGGAATCTGCCGCCTCCCCGAACGACCAGCAGGCACTATTTACGCTTCGGTTTTACGTACTTCAACTTACCCCTAGACGACTTCATCGCATCACTAACCGCTTGACGCTGCATAGCAATAACAGTACGCGGACTCACCGCATCATCAAACGAACCCTGATAACGCTGCATCACAATCTCGCCACGGTCACCCTTTTTCAAACCCTGAACCCTCTTCAAATCTTTCCCAGCGAACTGCTTCTGCAAATCCGCCAAATGACGCTGCTCAGACTTCGCGGCAACAGACGGAACCCTCACCACACGACCCAAACGTCCCGTCTTCGCGGCAGCAACAGCAGCCGCAGCAGCCGACGTCGCACCAACCCCAAACGCATAAGCACCCAAACCCAACTGCGCCCGCGTCTGCTCCATCTGCCCGCCACCAGCATCAGCCTTCGCAGTATTATCAGATGAAGTAGAACGAGGCTTGCGACTCGATGCGCGTTTCTTTGCCATGGTGCAAACAAACATAGCAGGTTGCAACAACGCACACCCCTCTGCTACCATCAAGACAACACGAAAGAATACGGACCCTAAACGGTTACATTCCTCCCAATCAAACCATTCGATTGGGGCAGCATGGTTAGACCGCACGGGAGCATGGCCTGAAAAGGGGACCGATGGTGGTCGCCTTCTTTCGGTATCGAGACAGACGGGTTCAGGCGTAAAAGAGAACTTGGGGGGGCTAATAAACCTTTGGCCCCTCGCCGATGAATGGGGTGTGCTTAGGCACAACACATCAACCCCGTAGCCACATGGCACAGAAGCAAACACCCGAAACCCGCACAACCACACAAACCCCCACCCCCCCCTCCCCGCCTCCCTAGGTCACAAACCCGCCACCAACAAAAATGACCACACAGACCAACCCTTATACATACACATAGGGTGGGGTGGCTCGGCAGACTACCCGTCAAGCCCCACCCATTGACTACGCACCGTGACCACTCAACCACACTGAGCGTTTGACCACTCACCGTGACCGAATGACCACCCAACCCCCACCCCCGAACAAGTGTTCGCTAACGGTTGCTAGCAAGGTGCTTGCTGTAGCAAGCGGACAAGTCCGCCTATGTTACCCGTCGGTAACTTACTTGGTGGTAATTTATTAGGTGACCCTGACAGGTTGTTAGGCGCACCTTACATTCTGGCTGGTTTGTTGCGGTTGTGTTACGGTTCGCTATTGTGACTAGAGTCACACTGAAATGGCTTGACAAGTGGCGACGGGTTCGCTATGGTGGTGCTATCGGGTTCGGTGGTACGAACCCACTAGAGAAAGTGAGAGAGAATGACCCGCAAGGATTACGAACTCATCGCAAAGGCGATGAAGAAAGAACTACGCGACGGGGCTAACCCGTACGATTGGATGGCAATAGTAAACGGGTTAGCAAGCGCCCTGAGAGAGGACAACGAAAGGTTCAACCGTCACACTTTCCGTAACGCTTGCGGTTGGGTTGAGTGTACGGGGATTGAGTCCGAAAGGGCGTAGGTCATAGGGACGGGTGACCCGTAGGGGTTGCGAGGTTCACTACCTCACCCGCCCGCAAGGTACAAGCCTCGCCGAGGCATGACCGAATAACTACCGAGAAAGGGTACACAGTGACTAAATGGTGCGATAAATGCCAAATGGCAGAGCCTACGATGAAGGCTATCTACACAGAGGCAGCCGAAAAATCACAATGGCGCATAGATGAATGGGTACAGCACCTATGCGACGAGTGTTACGATGACCTCACAGAGCGGGTGCGAGAGGGTAACATTTTCTCTCTTATCGGTCACGAACTAACACACTGAGAATACGGACGCTAACGAGCGTAGGCTCGTCATCGGGTGCGAGTCCCGATAGCGTCACAAGGTTACAAGGCTCGTGGTGAGGCTTGACCGAATAAGAGAAAGGCAAGAGATGATTTACAAAATAGAAACGCCAGCAGGGTTCCTACCCTACGAATTCCCCACCAAACAAGCAGCCCTAGACTATGTCATGGCAGCATTATCGTGGCAGGGTACACGCTACCGTATCGTAAGGACACGGGCAGGCAAGTAAGGCAAACGACCCTAGCAAGTGTAAGACTTGACTCGCCAGCGATAGGCGACTAGGGTACAAGGTAGCAAGGTTCGTGGTGAACCTTGACCGAATAACACAGAGAAAGCGAGACACAATGATTACCGATAGCCAAGCATGGCGCAGAGATAGACAAAGGATAGCCATGCGCTCAATGAAAGACGAAGAACTACTGTCCGAGATTATGGGGTGGGCTTCTACTATGCGGGGTGCTACTTGGGGTACGCCCGTCGCAGTATCGGCGGTACTGTTAGACAGTATTGAGGACGCAGTAACACAACTTCGCTATCGCCTCGGCGAGTAATCCCCCAACCCTAGAAAGCGAAGGCTTGACCGAGGCTCACTACCTCGCTAGGGTACAAGGTAACGCCAAGCGTGGTGCTTGGTGACCGAATAACAAAAGAGAAAGGGGCAGAGATGCCACGAGCAATTACCAAGAAAACGCAAGCAGCAATAGACCGAGAACTAGCACGGCGACGACTGCGGGAGATGTTGGAAGGGGTAGAAAAGCCCGTAATCCACACACTTCTACGCCATGTCTCGCAGTCTGGCATGAGTAGAGACATTTCTCTAAAACTCGTGGACAAGGACGGCGACCTCGTGGACATCACCTACACGGCAGCCGAGGCTATGGGCGAGAAGGTCAAAGACCGAAACGGTTGGCGCGTGATTCGCGTGAATGGTTGCGGTATGGACATGGGGTTTCACCTTGTCTACAACTTGTCTTATGAGTTGTACAAGCACGACACTGAGCGGGCGGGTTATGTTATCCGCCATGAATGGGCGTAGCCATGACCCCGAACGAACTACACGCCGCACTATTGGGCATGGTGGAATACCAGAAAGAGGAAGCCCTGCCCTACCTGCCGACAGTTACCGAACCAGATGCCGACCCTATCGGCGAATGGTGGCAACTGTCCGCAGAGTTCTTAGAGTTTGCTATCGGCAAGCCCGAACTCTTGGCAGAGTTTCTGGCGATGAAAGCGGGCAAACAATGACGCACGAAATCATCGGATACCACACACCCGACGAAGTAATCTGCCCCGAGTGCTACGAATACTGGACAGACAAACTCACGGCAGAGAATGACGAGAAAGCACTAGCGGAACTTGTCGATAACGCAGACCCTACGACCTTTGAGTCGTACCCTGACGGGTTCACTTGTGCGGATTGCGGAAAAGTGGTCACGCCATGAAGCACGACGAACTCTACGCACTAGCGACCCGTCACGGGCGAGACGCAGCACTTGACTTCTGGGTCACTGACCCCGCAGAACCTGAGCACGCTCGGGAATGGATACGCACAGCCGAGGCGGGAACACTTCACGACTACATTCTGCCGTCACCGTTCGATGACTTCATGCCGAGCGACCTGAGCACTGAGGGCTGGTCGTGGGGTGAGTTGGCAGACTACGAAGGGTACTGGCTCGGGGCTTACTTGGAGCGCACGACAGAACTTATGCGTGAGGTCGTGGCGAAAGAAGGCGCAGAATGAGAACGCTTCTACTGTTCGCCACCATTGAGGCAGTTATCTTTGTGCCTCTCTGGTTCGTGTTGCGGGCGTGTCGTGGGCAGGGTCGCCCTCTGTGGCGGTTCGTGGTCAGGCGGGAAGTATGAGACCGCCTGTCGTGGGGTATGCGTTGGGGCACACTTGGGTTGTGATGCTGACTGTCGGGTTGGTGTCGGGGTCGCCTTTGGTGATGCTCGGTGTGGGCGTGTCGGTGTACCCGTTCTTTCACCTCGGGGTGAAGGTCTGGCACGCTTGGCGTGGCAGGTAATACAACAACAAACAGAGAAAGGAAACAGCAATGACTAAAACAGAGGTGGTAATCAGGTGGGTTGCTGAGGACATACAGCACTTACGACCCGACTGGTCGCTGGACGACTGCGAGGCGGTACTGGAGAAGTTCGGGCGTGCCCTGACTGACCGCAGTATTGAGGTGGGCTGGGAGATTTTGGAAACCCTGCTCGGTATGGAAGATGCCTCGGCGTAGTGAGTGGGGGTGCGATGTCTGCGGATGTCGCATCACCCTTCACATCACCCCATCCGAGCCACCTCGCCATAGGTGTGGTGGTTCTGCTCGGGCGGAGCGTTTCACGGAACTAAGAGAAGTAATAACAACAACACAACAACAGAAAGGGAACAAGCAATGAAACCGATACCAGCAAACGCAACAGGGGCGTGGTGCGCCATCAAGTACCACGACGAAGACAAGACACTGTCGCCAGTGTTCTTCTCCTTCGGCGAGTACGACCCTGATAAGGACGAGGTGTACGACACGCTCGGACACAGAGACGACCTCGTGTTCTATTACACGACACCAGACGAACTGCCTCGGCTTATGGCTGAGGGTGGGCACGACTTCCAAGTCGTGTCGGTGGACGAGTACGAGGTGAACGCATGACCTACCCAGAACTTCCGTTCACGCCGTATGACGGCACGGGCGGTCACGCAGGAAGCGAAGCGAGCAGACTCCGAGCAGAGGCAGAAGCCGACGACGGTACGCTCGCCGACAGGCAGGCAGTCATCTTGGATTACCTAGACAGAGTTGGGGCTGGCGGTGCGACATGGTCAGGCACAGGACAGGCACTGAGTCTCCATCATGGGCAGGTGTCGGGCGCACTATCCAACCTTCACCAAGCAGGCGCAGTGTTCATGCTCAAAAAGAGGTACAACCGAAGCCACCCGTACATACACACCAAGTACCGTGCGTTCTACACGGACGCAGAAGTACACGACTCACCCAAGACTACGAAGGCTGGGCAGAGGCGGGTCAGGTTGGAAGAGTTGGTGTCTGCGTGCCGTGACGGGCTGACCTCAGAGTTTGACCGTGACCGTATCGCTGGCATCGTGAAGGCTCTTGATGAGTTGGCTTAGACGATTCCGACCTAAGCCCACCCCGAGACGCACCGTATGGCGAGCCGAGCGAGCCGACGGTAAATGCTGGGCTGGCGAGTACCGCTGGCAGGGTCGCACCTTCACAAGCCACGAACCACTGTTCTACTACTGGGGTAGCGAGGCTGCTTGCCGTTCCGCTATCGAGTGGCGGGGATTTGCGAACGTGCGCCCCGTCGAGGTAGAGTTTGATAGTTCTGCGAAACGCCCACAGATAAAGCGGTACAACCACAACCGCTGGCGTTAGCAGTGGAGTCTCCCTGCCCCTTGTTCACCTTTCTCCGAGGGGTGGGGAACTCTACTGTTCTTCCCAACCGAGGTTCGTTGCCCGCCACACGGCAGCAGGATTCTGCGCCTCACAACTTTTCTTCTGCTCTACTGATTCATAGAGGCGTACGATGTGGATACACGGGTCGTGCCCTTCGTTCAGTTCCTCGTCCTCGCTGGCGGTGAGAGGTAGCCCGTCGTGCGTGTAGCACATCGGCGGTGAACACCACCCGTTTTCGTAGCCGACCTTTGCCCAAGTGTCGAAGTCCATTGTGTTGCTCATGTAGTACGCGAATCCTTTCTCTGTTATCTGGTACATTTCTTCGCCGTCGTCGCTGATTCCAACGACTTCGAGTATTCCTTCTTGTTCGAGTGCGACCAGAGCGTGTTTCAGGAGGCTGAAACTTACGGGGTCGAAGTCGTCACTCACGTGTCCACTCTCTCCCATTCCGCTTGCGAGAACCCTCGGATGGTTCCGTCGAGTTCGATGTACACCCATGTCGGTGCGTCTGGGTCGCAGTTACAGCCCTGTATCTGGCGACGGTTGTGTGTGACCGTCTCTCCGCATTTCAGGCATCGCGCTTTCGTTTGTTTGGTTTCTTCTGCCATCCTGTTTCACTCGCTGTCAGTTTACCCATGCGGTATGCGTGGCAGGGGCAGGGGCAGGTGTCGTGGATTTCTTGCGGATACTTAGCGAGCGCACGTTCGACAGTTCCGCAGTGGTCACACGCCAACGCTGTTCCTTAGTTCGATGTCGAACCACTCAGGCCACACTTCACCTGGGTGTTTGCCGAGCATCACTGCGTAGCGGTCGGCGTCCCACTGGTTCATCATCGCCCCAGGTTGACGCCAACGGTTGATGACCGAACGGTGTACGCCGAACCTCCCCGCCACTTGTGCAGCGGAGAGGTCGGCGAACTCTGCGAGCAGACGCTCAGCAGGGTAACGGTATTTCCCCTTGTTCATCGGCTCAGAATGGTTCTTCGTCGAGGGTCTTGTGACGCGGGGCTGGTGCCTCGTCGCTGACTGACCAGAGTTGCGCGTCGTCGAACTTGGCGACACGCTTGCCGAGGAACACGGTCTTCTCTTCGCCCTTCTT